ATGACGACAGTATCAAAAGTCCCCTCGCTTCGAGCTACCACTCCGATTATCTGCGACCAAACTCCCCACGGCTTAGGAGGATTGTAAACATGCATACGCTTCCCGCCCTCTTTCCGGCCAAGATAGCGCGGCCCCCCCATGTTTTTATATTTTACCCAATGTGGTTTGATTTTTGTCATCATTACCCTCCTCGTTAAACATCAATCCCTTCGATCCCCGTCAACAATTCATATACATCGACAAATGCCTCCGAATAATCAAAAATAATTGTCCCATCTGCTGGTCGAACCGTATCGACCCTGTAAATATATCTCTCATATCTATCAATCGATTCTCGTACCGATTTAGGAAAAGGATACATTTTGTAATAGCTCCACCCCATAAACATTTCCGTAATCCAATCTTTTGTCTCCGGCAGGAGACTTCCGTGTCTCCAAATATTGATTGCAAGATTCATAGCATAACCACGCATCTCCAATAGGGCACGCCCAGGGGATGGCCACGGCAAGGCACAAAGCAATAATGATAAAGCTATGAGCCACCAATTTGAAAAAAAGAATGCTAACAGTGCCAACACTACAAAAACAACAAATACTTGTGGAGATGCATAAAGAAGCTCGAACACAATCGGATGTTTTTTTCTATCCAACAAATGGACATATTCATGACCCAAAACCTTAAATGCCCGCATCTTGCTTTCATTCACATATTCACGCGACGGAAACCATACGGTTGATCCCAAAACACTAGTATAAGACGACATATATTTCTTATTAAAAAAAGCCAACTTACCAATAAGCTTTTGTGTACGACTCTCGTTTTTGAAACGAATATTAAAACCAGGAATACGCCCCTTGATTTTTGCTTGTAGAGCATCAAATAACTGGTTATCCGATGGAACAGCATCTATCATCGCTTACCTCTTTTTGCGGTTCTTTTTTTTGCTACTCTTTTCTTCCCCTTGCCACCCTTAGTCCTGTCAACCTTTCCCATCTTCATGACGAGAGTTCTTAGGTGAGAACTGCAATGCTGGCAAATCCTGTTGTAGCTCACTAACACCTTTGCGTTTTCTAGCACCTCGAACTTTCCTTGGGACGTCGCATAAACCTTTTGCGCCAGAACATTGCCTTTTTTGTCCAACCTCTTCTCCTGGAACAGTGACCGGCATCTGTCGCATCTCTCCTCTACTAATCGCACTGTCTCTGTCGGCATTCTTCCCTCCTCTTCTTTTTGGAACCAGGCCACGACGAGCCAAATCTCCCCGCCACGCCTCTTTTGTATATTCTATCGTAGTCTCTTCCCTACCATATGTAATCCGGGGACCAAACATCTCTGGATTTTCGAACCGGGCAGCTAGGCGAGCCGTTCCACGTAACCTATGAAGAACCAGATTGACACCGTACCACGCCTTTGGATTCTGCACATATTTTTTTTCGTCGCCCTGAGTAAGGAGGTACAAAAAAAACGCCTCTTGCAAAATCATTGTTGGCCGAACAATACCCGCTCCTTTTAACTCTTTGCAAGAAGCAACAATCCTCTCATCTAAGACACTCAAAAGATGTTTGTTTGCATCTTCCAATGGCCAAAACCTCTTCTCCACAAGAACCTCACGAGGCTCCCCGTTTACCGGGTAAACACTCGGAACCTGCCGAGTCTCAATTTGTGCCTCTTTGACGTCCACACTCCTTCGCTCTCCCCATTTTTTAAGACTATCCAGCTCTTGGTCTAGGCTCGTTTTTTGCGCAGAAGAACTCGCGTTCACAAACTTTTGGTAAAACTCATGCAGATAAACCGATACCAACATCGGTATCACCACTGGACTTGCTCGTAGATCATCTTTGCCAACTGTTTGGCTCCTCTCTGATTAAGATGAAGACCATCCCCCGCAGCATATTCATCTCTAAGCTGCCAACTCCTGTCACACCCCTCTTTGACCCGCTCTTCGGGGCAAACAATACGATACCCATCTTTGCAAAGCCCCGGTGTACAATTGCCTACCCATTCATAATAACAACAGGGCCAATCTGGATATCCCAGTTCTCGGGTATCTACGGTCTGAACTCCATCTGTGATTTCAGCATAAAAATTAAGCCATTCGTTGACTGCCCATGAACAACCCTTGCCAATTGGAGTTCTATCCTGCAACGAAGCATCCCATGGATGGTGCTGAACCAAAACAAGATCAATTCCCTTGGTCAACACATAATCCATCACATACTCAACGTATGTAACTACTCGATCAACCTGATCCCTTGTCGAAAACCTCTGTATTGCACAATCGTTTATACCTGCGTACCAAATAACATGAGTTGGCTTTCCTCGCACGATACTGTTCCGTTCTCTCGCATATAGATGAAGACTCATATGCAAATACTCGAAGACGCCACCAACACCAGCACCTTCGCGTCCATAAACTTGCACATCGGCACGATTACCAAAAAACTTTTGCAACTCCCTGGGATACATCCCCATCGTAATAGAGTCACCGAGGCATGAGATGTCCAACTTGCGATTTTGGTTTCCCACCGACTCCTTGCCAGCAAAAGCAAAAACTAAGATCTGCCAGAGAAAAATAACAACTAACAAAAAACGACCCTTCATTGACTTCCTTCTAACTAGATGCAGTAAAGCCATCCATCTTCCTGAAAACTTTTGCTGGGATCATTACCCAGTCATCTTCCACTATCATCTCATCTGGCACGCTAGTAAACCTCACAAACAATAAGGGATCTTTATCTTGACTACCTGCCTCTCGCGAGATCTTGTCGAGCCATTCCAATTTTATCCCTATCGAGCTTGCCGCTGTCTGCTTGGCCTCCAGTTGCCACGCAGCGCTAGAGGCATCGCTTTTAAGCCCTGAGAGCGCCCCGGAGCCAATGTGACGTCTTCCCCCAATAAGCCTTGCCCCTTCTTCCTCTTGGTTCGTTACGCGCCTCCTGGCCCGCCTGGAGCTGTCTCTGCCATCAAATTGAAACGCGGAAACTTCTCTTCTCTCGCTCATCTCAGAGCAGTCCCATTCCAACAAATACCTAACGGCCCATTCCATAGCCCCCGACTCAGATGAAATTGGAACTCGCAACCTCTCTTTTTTTAATAGTGGCAAATTAATATCTTCGGCCAAATCGGACCAGGCCGTAGCAGACACGAGTTTTGCACATAGCCGCTTCGGTTCAGTCAGGGTTATCAATATGTATTCTACCTTGGGGTCCGCAACAATGATGCGATTCGCAAGGGCAGAAAATTTTATTGGTTTAACTCTCGTCATCGATCCCCAGCTTTACCTTCAGCATCTGATCTTTTAAGCCCTCGAACTCTATTGGATTCTCACCAAAATAACGAACCAACGTAGAGACCCCACGGTAATTTTGTCCCTTGTATTGGTACGTCACCTTGCTGGGCCTTTCGACAAACCCTAACGCAACAGCCTTCTCGATAACAGCTTCATGTTCCATGAGATCGCCCAGCTTAAAGACGTCGGTATTAGACATCCATTGCCGAAACGTTCCTTTCCCTCCGGGAGGACCAACTTTATTCCTCTTCACGTGATAGTAAAAATCACCAATCAGTGGCTCTCCGGCCTCCTTGTCGATCTCAACCTTGCCTGGCCTAAATTCAATTTCCATAGTATTCGCAAAATGCTGTCCCTTCCCACCTGGCACCACCTCGCTAGGACCAAACGTAACTCCGATCTTTTGCCGATACTGATTTATCAACCAAACAGTCATAGGTTTATCATTCTGATAAGCCTCGTTCATCAAACCTACAATTTTGCGGATAAACTTGTTGTTCATCCGGGCCGCTGCCCCCTGTTGCTTCTCCTCCATTTCTGCTTCGTGCTCTTCTGCTGGAGTAAGAGCGGCCAGAGAATCAACCACAATAATATCGATCTCTTGCAATTCAGCAAAAGCCGTTATGATGTCATAAGCCTGCTCCCCATATGTGGGCCTCATCAAAATAACTTTCTTTGTGTCTACTCCCATTCTCTCAGCCCAGGATGGTAACCAAACCCCCTCTGCATCTATCCATAGACCCAAGGTATCTCTTGGGTTGCCACAGGGACAATCGGTAATGATGTCCGTCTTGACTTTCTCAACCTTGCCCGTTTTTAAATTGGGAAGCTCAATCGTTCCCTCCTTGAACTCTCCAGGCTGGCTACAGTTCGCACAAAGCCGCTGTGCCCTTCCTAGTGCTCGCAAAAACGTAGTTGTCTTGCCACCACTCTTTCCCCCATATACAAGGGTTACACGCCTCAAAGGGATTCCCCCGTTGGTAGCCACATCTAAGCCGTATAGCCCCGTGCTCACCCTCGGAACTACCAGCATATCATGGTCCCTCGCTGGACTGAGAACTGCCTTCTTGTAACGCTTCGTAGATCCTTGCACCACAAAGGCCAGCCGCTCCCCCCTTGATCCCTTGGCCCCATCAGCCATCCGCTTCCGCTTCGTTTTTTTCTCAACCATATTCCCTCCAATCAAAAGCCCAAGTCATTGTCGTCATCGGGCTTAACAGCATGCCGAGACACTGTTTGCTCTTGTCGCCCTTCACTCGAACCACTTTCTTCACAAGCAGAAGACAGGGGGGGATCTATTTTTTTTTCTTGCATATCAATATTGGTATTGGCTCCATATACCATACTCTCTGCATCTACTCCTACATCTACTTGGGGCGAGTCCCCACAACCACGAATCTTCGCAGCTTCCTGCTCCACTCGATCCCCTACCCATTGATCAGCAAACTCAAACGCCTGATTGATTTCTTCTGGATAACACGGAACATGCAACGAATAATCTATTCGTGCCGATTCCCAATTGCCTAGATTGACCGTCGCACCATATTTGACCGTCACCGACGAGACCGGCCCCAGAAACTTAGTAACAGCCAGTGTCTCCTCTTTTTCTTCTTCCCCGGTCTCGTTATGCCCATTAACAACACGCCTAAGCCTAGCGATTGTAGAAAAAACCTTCATGGTCTGAACAGACGTCTCATCTGTCTGTCCCCTAAACTCATTCCAAGCAGTCAGCAAAGCACCTCTTCCAATTGCCTTATGAGCCTTTGACGCTTTTCGTTCTACAATAACTTCCCATCCCATCAATGTATCGGGCTCCTCAACAGGGAGCCGCCCCTGCCCTTTGAGAAGAAACCATTTTGCTATCCAACCAACCGCGTCATCCCGAAGATGTTGACCCATCAACCACTCTTTGAACGATTGCTCGCCGCTCATTTTAGAGCCTCCTTTTTCTTCTCCTTAAACATCCCCTCTTTGATGTAGAACCGCCTGCGATCATTCCACAGCTTTGCAAATCGCTTCACTTTCGTATCAATAAAATCACTTACAATAGGATCTTTTTTCTCATCGCATTCGCGCATGACTCGCCCTACCGCCTGTTTCACATCAGAAATAGGAGTAACTAAAAATATAGTATCCAGGTTGGGAATATCTAAACCCTCCTTGACCATCTGGTAGGTACACCACAAGACGTCAGCCTCCTCTGCCTGGTCCAACTCTCCCTGTGTCCTGCTGCCAACATAAAAATCAGAAAAGCACCCCTCTGGTTTGATCTTTGCAAACATTTCATCCAGTAAAACGAGATGCTTCCGGCGCTCACTCAACACAGCAATCTTCCGTTTCGCTTTTACCGCTTTTTTTAGCTCATTAATGATTAGTTTGTTGCGAGCAGGATTTTTGCAAAGAAACCTCAACAGAATTGCTTTGTCCACACGATCAGGATCAAACGTAGGGGTACGGCGCAGCTCAAAACCAGTAATAATACGCCGCAACCGAGGTACGATTCGGCTGGTCTGTGAGCGATAACAAACATTGCCAATATGATAAAAAAACACATTCTGCGCCCCATCTCTCCGATAAGGCGTAGCTGATAGTCCCAACCGGTAATGCGCTTTGAATCGAGGAAACACTTTGGCCCACGTAGGTGCTGCAACCCTATGAACCTCATCTGCAATCGCTAAACCAAAAGTATTCCACAGTTCTTCAGGGTAACTATCGAAACGACTCACCAAGGATTGAATCATCGCAATTGAAATGTCATAATCCTTTCCGAACTCACAACGCTCTCCCTGAATAATTCCCACCCTTGCATCTGGTAGAAATCCATCGTGCCCTTTGCCATCACCTTTGATTCTCATCAACCACTGATTTAACAAAAACTCCTTATGAACCACTATGATCGTTCGCCTCTGCATAGTGGCAAGAATATGTAACCCAACCACCGTTTTTCCCCAGCCAGGTGTGGCCTGAACAATACCCCCAAGATCACCGCCCTTCCAACTGTCCACAATCACATTACTAGCTGCCGCCTGGTCTGGCTTAAGGACTCCATTAAACTCTGCGGCGATTTCGTCCCCCTCCGATGTCGTCAATGTTAGATCGGTTTCTAGCCGTTTCCGATCCAAATAAAACGTCCGGGGAATACCAATGCGAGCACCAACTTCGCGAAACAACTCTATCGGGTCTGGATCTGCTTGCTTCTCATGTGTTCTGCGAGGCAGAACCGTCAAGAGATCTTTTAATCGAGAGAGCTTGCTCGATGGATATCCCTCAAGGGGTAACCACGCATAATCCGATATCTCGACCTTCATCTTTGCCCTCCATGTTTCTCGAATCAGTAAAGAGCGTCGTCATCTCCACCCTCGAAATTATCCGGCTCCTTATCAGAATCATCCATACCTTTGGAAGAACCCAATCCAAGGGCACGCATCTCCTGGCAAGACAAAGGCATAAAGATCTCTTTGTAATCGAATACCTCTGGGGGCTTTTTCTTTCCCTCCATACGAGAAGTAAACCAGTATTTCTCGTCCTCGAACGGATCAACTGTCTCAATGTAATCCCAAACATCCCCCAAACGAGGAGCACTATCGCTAGATCGGGTCAACTCCCATACCGTCCCCACTAGAGACGTCTTTCTGTCTCGTACAGTAGCGAACCTCTCTAAGATTTGAATAGACATGGGGAACAACTGCCGCCCATATTTGATCATTTCCCCCTTTGAGTTCTTCCATCCAGTCTCATCCAAAACGGTAATGAACCCAGTATATGACCGGCTCGCCTTGGACGTACAGAGGGGACAAGATGGATCATTTTGGTCCGCCCCTTTACGACAGGTAAAAAAGTTGCCCCACTGCCCGTTTATTTTGAGATGGTGCTCCCAGATACAAAACTCTTGATCATCCAACATGATGATACGTCGAGTCTCTTTTCCTTTCAGAAAGAACCGACCGATTTTTCTGTTTGAACGAGCCTCTTTGCGGGCACGCTCTCTACTCTCCGCCGTAGAACCTTTTTGATACCAACCCATAACATTCCTCCTTTGTGTGTGGCGACTATGCGCCGACTTGTTAGTCCAAACAGGACCGCTTCAATATTTCAGCCCCTTACTCGTGGGGCAACAAAATGATCCTTATACCATTATCGCACAGACGTCAAGCCAATCATGCGAGCGTTTTTCAACGCCCCACCTATTTCCTTCTCGGTGGCCCCCCCAGGGTCCATTCCGTCTCCGAGACGAGCATCAAATACAGGCACCCTACCACCGATCATCTCTCCAAACTTCCGCACAAGCTTGCGGCCCGACTCATCCCCGTCCGCCATAATGACGAGTCTACCTGTGCGGGGCACCATCGTAATCAATTTCTCAACCTGTGCCTCGTGCGGATACGAGCCTAACACCCCCACAACATTCCACCCCATCTGCCAAACCCTGAGCACATCGATAGGCCCCTCTACCACGATCAAGTCATCGCTACATCGATCTGACTTGCCCACAGATACGTCCCAAGCCTTGTGCTCGCCATACAAAAAATAGCGCTTCGTTGGCCCAATAAAATCCTTCTCTCGATCATGATCAATAAATGGAACCATACATTTATTTTTCCGATCCAACACGTAATTCGAATATTTAACAACAGACTTGCCAGTAATATCCCTACCAATAACCACAGCTAGTCGTCCCTTGAAATCTCTCACAGTAAAAGTCGCACGCCTAAACCGCTTATCCAAGCCAAGCTCCCATGATCGCGCCGTTTCTAAACTAACCCCTCTTTTTTTTAAATATCCTGAGAGCACACCAACAAAAGGCTCCAAATAATCATCTCTAAATAAGACCGGCCTTTTTCTCTTACGAAATACTGGACCAAATACCCCAGCATTTGTAGAGGGAATATTGAGCCAACTCCTGCCCTTCACGCTTCGAGGCTTCCAACCCGGAACCAGATCAGTATAGCCATTTCGAACAGCTAAACCTTCCAGAGTCCCAGACTCGTGACATGCAAAACAAAAATATGGACTGCTTTCTCCTGTTCCTATATTTGCAGAAAACGAAGAGCGCCTATCACCCCTATGATGGTTACCAGGAAATGGACATGAACATATAATCTCCTCACCCGAGACACGTATCCTGCGACACCCCAACCTCTCCAAAAGAATATGAGCCTGCTCTTTATCCATCACCTAAAACAATGCGCCAGAATCTCCGTCGTCATCATCTCCCCACCCGTCATCACCAATAGAGATACCAGGAATTCCATCCAAAGATTCATCGTCAAAACCGCTCTCAATATCACTATCCACAGCCTCTTGATCGAATACCATCTCGTCGAAATTCCACTTGCAAAAAAAATCCTGCCCTTCCCCCTCTCGTAACTTGAGAGGACGAAACCCCATCATTTTGTCTTCCCTCATATCTTCGTTTTGATACATCCCGAAAATCACATCTGAATCCCAACCTATAACATCCGTTATGCCGATGTTTGCAGCATTTACAGCACCCCTCGTATTGACAGCCACTTCCCGATTGAATTGCGAACTCGCTATGATCGGAATGTTTTTTCGACGTGCCAACCGTTTTAGATCGTCCACTGTGTTGCTCACACGCTCATGCCTACTTATGCCCGTATTTCGCACCAGATATAAACCGTCAACAAAAAGAATGTCCGGCTGAACCTGCTCTACCGCCGCCTCAATCTCAGCTATTTCCGCCTCAAAATCGTCTCCTACGACGTCCAACCCTCTCTCGTTTAGGAGCGCAGAAATCTCTTCTATCATTTTTTCCTCAGTAAAAGCGGCCAACTGACCACGACGGAATTCTTTGTAGGGCAACTTAAGATGAATAGCATAAAACCTCATGGCCAATTTGACTCGGCTCATCTCGGTGCCGACAAACAACACCTTATAGCCATCTAGCCAAGCCTGACGTGCCAACATCATCAACGTAAATGTTTTTCCCACCGACATGCGAGCAACAAACACCACTAAATCACCGGGCCACCAACCTAGCGTCATCTGATTCATAGCATCCCAAGGAGAGAGAACGCCTCGCTCTCCACTCTTCATTCTCTTGTAAAATGCTAAAACATCAGAGCCAAGACCGAGTAGACTGCCTATTTTATTTCCCGTTATCCCGTCCCTATGCGACTCTCTGACAGCCTCCTGTAAACATTCGAGCGCCCCATGCCCATCATTGTTTTCAAGCAGTTGCCTAGCCGTCTCGTGAGCCCCCTTGAGCTTATTCCATAACGCTCGATCTCTAATATCAGCGACCAGGACATCCGCCCTCTCCTTGACGTCTAAAACCTCAATACCTGTTTTGGCAGAAAAAAACTCGATAGAAGGAAGATCCCCAAACTCCAAAATATGATTATCGATAAATTCCCAACCAGCAGGAGCTGCCCCTTCCAGCATCTCCGTTTTGATACCCTCGCGCTTTGCCAGCACAAAGGCACCCTTTTGGCGCAATACAGCGCCGATAAACGAAAGGTCTAGATCCATTTCTTTCTTAACGCTATCTCAGCCGCTTTGTACCAACCGAAGCTTTGGCGGTGGACGCATTAGCTCCTCTGCCAATTGTTCGACAGGCAATTCCCAACACTCTTCATCATAAGGAAAGACTTCGCCTTGATTCAGTGCCCTTACCGCACACGGTAAATGAACCTTACTGAGAACTGACCAATCGTGAATATTAGACCAATAATCCTCATCCTTCCCATCCACAACCGGCCCAAGCTCTTCACCGCTCTCAATCTGAGAAGCTACCTCTATGACAACTCTAATGATCTGCTCCCCAATACGAAAACGCTTTCCACATACAGGACAAGTTTGACCAGTCACGTTTTACCCCTTAAAAAACTCTGCCAATTCCTCTTTGCCTCGCTCCCTCTGAGATGGCCCTACCATCTCAACCATAACTGCCGATTCCTGCATTAATCTGGAAAAAGACTTGCCATAGCGCTCCTCCATTCGACCCATATCAATGTTCATTGTCAAAATTGTAGATTTCATATTTGACGAACGAGATCGCAAAAGATCTTCCAAAATTGCTACAACACCATCGTGCAAAAGATCCTTGTGCATCGCCTCTTTGCCCACATCATCGAAAACTAAAAGATCCACCGAACGTGCCCGTTGTTCCACTGTCTGAGCATCATCAAAGGCCCTTCTCGACATTACGGCCCCGACATATTGATTCGCTGTTAGAAACAAACCGGTAGCTCCCCATCGGCGTGCCTGCTTCAAACACAACGCTGCCGCAGCAGTTTTTCCCACACCGTTATTGCCCCACAGAATCATCCCAAAGCCTTTGGAAAGAGCCCGCTCGATTCCTCGTAAATAGCTTTCGAGAACAGCCTTGTGGCCACCTTCTGAGATTCGTTCAAAATTCGCCTCCCAAAAACGCCTCGGCAACCACATGCGCTCCAGGCTTCTACGGGTCAATTTGCGCGGAACTTTACCACGCTTACAAGAAGGAGATCCCTCCATCTTTTGTGCCTGTTGCTTCATCATAGTCCCTCAAATCTCTGGCCCCTCGTTTTCGCCGGGGCCTGATCAACTCCCTTTCTATATTAGGTAACCATGAATCAGCATATGCCGCAACCAAATTCATACTCGGATACCCACTCAGGCCATACTCGTCCACATAGTGGCTTTGCCAGCGAACAATCACATCTCTTACCAATCGAATAACTTCTGCAGTCCCACACCTGTCACACAAACTTCTAGTAATTCCACGCCACATCCCAGGATTTGCCTTCTTATCCCACGGACCATACAGGGACGGGGCATCTGGCCATGTCTCTTTTGCAGCAACCCTCCACTCATCCTCAACATCACGTACCGATTCCACTGCTCCCAACTCTTCTTCCCTCTCCATCTTAGCTGCAGCTTTGTTTGCAGCTTTTTGCGCCACATATTGGGGATCTTGAGAAAGCTTTTTCTTGCGACTAATCCGCTTCTCACTAGCGGCCCGGCTGATTTTTCGCTTCTCCTTAGATCTATCTAAAACCTTTTCAAAACGAGGCTTACTTTGCGGCTCATCGCCACCGTCACTCTTCTCCCCTGCCTGCCGTACCTCCCCCTCTTTTGGATCGTCCCCTACGGGGGTATCACGCCTATCCAGAATCGTCTCTACAACCTTCTCCTCACCGCTTTCCCTCAACATGGAGATAATATCGTCCCGAAGACGGTTTCCCTTCCCCTCCCCATATGCATTGGCCATCTCCTCTATCCAGTAGACAGAAGATCTCCCCTCCCGTTGCTCCCTAGTAATCAGCCCGAGATCTTCCAAGTCCTTGATTAGATTATAAACCTGCCGAACCTGAAGACCCAACCCTTTTGCTATCTTGCCAATACCTGGAAAACAATAATTGTCAGACCCTGCGTAGCGCAGAAACATCGCATAGAGAATCTTCTTGGTGCTAGTTAATCGCTTATCGCACAGAACCAGCGTAGGTAACTGAACAAACCCTAACGAAGCAGTTTCATTGCGATAACGTGTCTCGATCTGTTCTTCCATCGGACTCTCTCCGGTCTATAAGGCAACTTTGAGCTTTACCAGGCAACGAAACGTTAGTCAAGTATTTTATCCATCAACTCCGCTTTTCTCGCTCGCTCTGCCTACCCTCAACACCCCAACAAACGATTACAAAACGCTGCTTCAAAGAGAAGATAGAAGTGAACTCGATTTCATGTTGCGAATCACCTCTAAATGTCTATTGACTCTCTTCCAGTATCTCTCACTCCACCTGTGTTCACCACTATGGTGATGAACCCAATATGCCTCCTCGGGATCAAGTTTGCGAATTTTTCTTCCATTTCGTGAACGCAGCCAATGGGTATGGTTGCGACAAGCTTTTTTAAAATATGCCAAATCTTCGACCAGCATCTGAATAGCAACATCGAAATCAAATATCTCCTTTAAGGTAACTCCCTCAATCGTTCTGCCGCAAGGTAAAACAACGTGTCGTCCCCGCATCCTCCCTCCGGGCCAACGATATTGTGCCCCTCCCAAGTCCCAACCATGAATCCCTCGGTATTCTGGACTGGTTTTGCTAAAATATCTACCAATACACTTCATATCGTTGGGTAAATTTTTCTCTCGACAGTCCTTCCTTGCCTCAGAATAGATACGAATCCAGGTTTTTACATGAGCAATAATCTCTTTTTTCTTTGGAGCCCTTCCCAACTGTTCAGTCAGTTTACGTGTTTCCTGCTTTCCGATCACGCACTCGTCATGAGACGACTCTCTAAATAAAATAGCCACCACATGATCTGGATCGATATACTCTCCAGTTTTTTTCTCAACATCAAAAATAGAACTAATAATAGCCTCTGAATATTCTTGGGCACGTTCAATTGCCCGCTGTCCCCCTAGCCGTTTCCCACATTCATGCCATAGAATATAGTCCCTCGCCGGACCTTTTGATACATGAAGTTCCAGGATGGATCGACTCACATGATCCGACAACTCAGACCAAGTTCTTTCCATCGGTTTTGAAGCAATAAAAAACAACAACAAGATAGAGATCAATAGACGTCGCAATTTTTTTCTCCTTTTTCTTTTTTTTGCCTCGCACGCACCCGCCTGCTTTCCGCCTTGGCAAGAGTTTCCTTTTGCCCCTCCTCCATCATGCTCGCACGAGACCTGGCAGCAACCAAACATCTGGTACAATAGTAAACCGTATGTTTCTTGCCGCCTTTTTGGCCCGGTTCAAAATAGAAACAAACAGGAGCCATTTCGCGCAACTTATGCTTTTTCTTGCAGCGCCCCCCACATAAAACAAGAGATTCCCGTCTGGCCGTAGAACACGTAGGACAAATCCCCTTCCTGTCTGGCCCCCAGAAGTTTAGATCCTCTCCACAAACCTTACAGGGCCGTCTTCGTTTTGGCTTATACACGATTAATCAACGAGAAGTTTTCGACTGCCAATTCGCTGCTTCTCGATACGTCTCTCCAAAACAGCTTCTCGACAGATATGACACAGAAAGTTTTTCTTACCCTCTTCGGTTAAATGCCCCGTTGGCATTTGCGTAACCGCACCACACTGAACACACCTGACGTCTTCCCTCTTTAGTTCTTGATTCATTCCTCGTCTCCATCCCATGAGTCAGCATCAATAGGAACTGATCTCCCCTTTTTTTCCCATACCTTAATGGCTTTTTGAAGATCAGAATCTCTCACAAATAACGAATAGATTGCCGGATTAGCTACGCCTGGATTATCTGCAAAAATAATAAACCCATCGGCAGGAATAGTCGCTGCGACTCGACCGCATTCTGCAATAGGCTTAATCCCTTTGTCACCTTTGAGCACACGCTGAATCTTCACTACAATCCTATCTAGCATCATCTTTTCTCCTCGCATTTACACTGGTCAAAATCAGAATTGCTCTTCTTGCTCTTCCCACACTTCATACAATATTGATCAAAAATCTTTTTTCGTTCTTCTGCTGCACAGAAGTACAGATTTCTTAGCACGCTTCTCATCATCCCAATATTTTCAACCTTATCACGTTGAGCCATAAGCTCCTCTGGATCAAAACCACACGCTACTGCAACATTATGAACAAGAGCAATAAGCGTTCGAGCATCTTCCTTTCCGAAAAGTGGATACAAAAAACTTTCCGTAAAAAACGGAGCATTCTCATCACCATCTTCGTAGTAATTGCCATCATTGGCAACTTGCATTAACTTTTTTGCATGCGCTTTGAACTCAACATCAAAACCTAGTAGTGCCGACAAAGCAGCCTCAACATCGGAATGGCATTTGTGCTCAATCTCTAATCCACATTCAGTGCAACGAATCCCCTTCATCCTCTTCCTCCTTGCTGGCCCCAAAAAGCTCCTTTGCCCGATCCAGGGCCATGAGCCCTTTCGCAATATCCCCCACCACTTCATGCAAGATCGCTTTAGATTTCGTCAGCTCTATTACTTTCTCCTGTTCTTTTTCATACGATGCACGACGAATCGATGCAAGCTTTAGCACAGTAGACGCTATTACCATCCAATTATAGACACAATCTTGACACGACTCCGAAGGCCCAAAATATGGACATGCCTTCTCAGGTCTTAGTACCGTTCGAAGCGGGCATCGCTCCTTTATGATATATGATATTTTCTCTCTAGTAGTCGGATCAGGCATCGATAATTTTCCCCTTTCTTTCGGCAAACAAGTTTCCCACCAGATCCTGCCGATTGATAATTTTCAAACGAAGCTTTACCACGTAAACCTCTCGACCCATCGCAACCCTTAAACTATTCAACAAATCCTCAAACTCAGCATCACTAAGGCCCTCCAACTCGCCATGGTCGGCCATGGCCATAACTTCATGCCTATCAACCTCATGGCCAACTAGAGAAAGCCCAATGCTGTATGCAACCGCTTCGGCATATTTCTCGAAAAGCATCCAATTGGTTTTCCCCTGCAAAAATACCTGAAGGGAAGGGGGGACCGGCCCCAATGCGACAATTGTCTTGCCTCCTACAATCGCAGCCAGGTCCATATTGCCTTCTTCGGCCAATATTCCAAAATGTATCGACGACGACTTGTTGAAACTAATCGCTCCTAAAAACTCCCCCCCCTCCATGTTGCAACATACCTTGAACTCCAAGGTAGCATCTTGACCATCAAGGGAAGCATTAATCCTGGCACCACTATCCAACGAGCCCTGATGCTCAGTCTGATTCAACTCCCCCTTCAGGGACATCATTCCCCTGAAGACTATCCCGTCCCTCACTATCATCTTTTTTCTCCTGCTGCCGATCTCTGGCAATCACAGCTTCCGTCATTGTGCGAGCAGCTATAAAGACCGTCTTAACATCCTGCGGCCCATACTCTAATACCTCTTCCAAGGGTTGTAGCAAATGCTCAATAGAATACCTATGCCAATCGAACAAAAGAACCGTAGCAAATTTCCAGTGAAATTCACTTGTGGTCAATCGTTGCAACCAACCAATAAATCCATGGAATAGATCTGACTCCATTAGGCGCTCTTCCATTCCACATGAGATTAGCCAATCCTCAACCTTCTCTTCTCGCATCTTATCATCGGCAGCTTGGTCACATTCTAGGCACGGCTGATCAATAAGCCCATAGTCCCAACCACAGAGACGTCGCTTAGCGTTAAGCCTAGATAGGCGACAAACCGGATCTGCCTTGCATTGCGTCAAACGGTCCTCTCCCAAGATGCACTCGGGTCCATTTTTCCCCATCTCAAAAAATGGACATACCTGATCAACCTTCCCATCCTTGCCTTGCATCTCGACCCGATGAACACCACAGAAGGGTAGGTGCGTTTGCTTATCTGTATAATAAGCCAAAGGCCCCGGCTCTTTGTCCTTGGGATAGAGATCAGAGGTAGTTATCAAGTTAAACTTCTCGCGTGCTCGTGTATTTTTCATAATCCTGAACACGTCAGAAGGCTCAACAAATATTGGCCGATTCTTGCAGCACTCCCCTACCCCATCACAATATGCAAACGTGGCCGTGTCGTCTAAAGACAAAGCTTTGCTGGCCTGAATTGGTGTCGGCCCCGTTGGTTTTTGTTCAGCCCTCGGAGGAGATGGCCTTCTCGTCCCCTTCAAATATCGACGCACCTGTTCCTTAGCCTTCTGGTTCAATTTCTTTCGAGCAGCCTCTTTGACGGCACGTTGCTGCACCCGCTTCTGATGAGATCGAGCCTTCTGCTTCACCTTGTTTTGTGACTTTCGTTTTTGTGACTTCATTTTGCCCTCTCTATTTTCTGGAGAGACTTACGAATCTTAGTCAATTCAGAATAAATATCTCGCAACACCTTGGTCTGCCCCTTAATAGCATCAGCAATCACTTTGTCTGGACGCTCCATCCTGTTCCCATCATATTGACTCGCCTCGGCTTCTTTCTCAGGCATAACGAACACACCTCCAATCCATATAGCGACCACTACGATTAGAAAAAAATACGCAACAAAATGAGCCCTGTCCATTATGTCCTCCCTGGCAGGGACGTTGGCTTTTGGCCCCTGTTACATAGAAAAGTCTTCGCTATCCCCTCTCGTCGCAACAAAAGTCCAAGACCCCCCTTTTTTACCACCTCATCAAACCGCCTGATTAACCCTGTAGTATGCGCTGGGGCAACCCGGTATCTCTCTCTCATCTTTTTTGGCAAACGGCCACAGAGCGCATCCAGAAGCGTTAGACGCTCTTTCCAATACTCACCACGAACCGATTTGCGATTCAGCATCAAAAGGTCCAACAGAAACACTACACCGTCCCTAGACACGCTCCCTATTAAAACAGTGTCAGAAATCCCTGTATGAATATTGCGTAGCTCCTTATCAGCCTCTACGGTCACTCCACCAATTGTTTCCAGGTCCACGCTGGTCTGATGAAAGGTAACAACCAAAAGTTGTGAACCAACCACCTCTTGGGCAAATACTCCACGCCTCTCATGTGCAGGAAGCGATAATCGAGAAATTTCCTCTGCCACAAATGTTTTTCGTGCCATCTCACGTCACTTTCTCCTAGACGTCATCTTGACCGTCCCTCACCTATGCTCCTCCCCCTGTAAAAATCCCCTTCCCAGTAAACCAGGAAGGGGAATAGAAAACTACGCAGCCACCTGGATTTGTTTGTCGATTACCTGCCCAGCCGTTTGTCGCAACTCAACCGCCCGTTCCTTGTTCCCCGTCTCCTCCATTATGTTTGCGAAACGTGAAATAGCATTGGTCGCTCTCCACACGGTCTGGCCCGCTGGCATCAATTCTATATCCGAAGTGTTGTAGAGCTTGGAAATCTCCTCCGCTTCCTTTTTGAGCAGGCCACCACTCGTCCTGAGTTGAGTAAACAACTCGTCAGGATTAACCTGTTGAGTCCCCGCAACACCGATACGATTCGTATACGCATTGATACGAGAATCGGCCATCAGAGTCCGGGTAATGTCTCGCACGGCCAGCGCCATGGTTTTGGTGTCAGCCGCATATGTATCATCACCAAACCGGATATCTTCCGGTAGCCGTGCTCCCAAGTGAACCTTTCGCAACTCGTTCTGCGTGATCATCAGGTTCATGCAAATGATACGCATCGCGATCAGACTCACAGATAGCGCACTGGCTCCGAAATCCGAATTCTGCACCATGATCCCGATGATCAAAAACTCCTGCTGCATGCTGTCAATTGGATTGAACACGTAGGGGAGAAACAACGTGAGCCCCACCTTGGTATCATGGTAATAGTTGGACTGGAAATGTCTACCATACCCGTCTCGCACAGAGATAGGTACAGCTCCGAACTCATCCATTGCCGTTTCTGCAAACTGATCCATGATAGGCACAGTATCCATCCGCCTATATTTGTCGCTCAAGAATCCCCGCACTTCTTCGGGACCACCAGGGGTTGGAACAGTACGCAGCAGGACACGCTCTCGCTCCGTTTTTCTGAAAATGGTCCGTAGATTGTGCAGCAACAAATCGCGCCCCCACCGGTCATCCTGCGTTGCCGCCTCAACCATTTTGTTGGCCACTGCCGTGGTAAGAATTCCAGTCTTTTGGACCATTTGAGAAACAGCGTGCCGATGCAACAACCACTCGTTTTGTTGCCCCTGAACATAGATGCGGCCATTTCGCACATCAAAGTTCAGCTCACCCGTGTTTACCAGGTAATCCTTGGGCGTTTCGCGAAGCATGCGCTGGAAAAACCCTTGCGCATCTTGCTTGCCTTGCTCGATTGCCCCTGCCAACCGCTCATGCCTAGCATCCCGGATCTGAATCGCCTTCTCATATTGCATTGTCTTGTCCTTCCTCTGGCTTCTCGCCAGGAATCGTTTCTCCCATTTTAGGAGGAACGTAAGTTCACTTTTATCTTGTCACGCGCTTGTTGTCAACTGCCAAAATCCTAATTATTTCAGGAGGGAGATCGTCCCGTTGCAACGGAATCTTTTTAACCCCTTGGAAAAACGCCAAATAGGCCCAAATCATAGCATTGTCCGGCGTTCCCTCTTCTCCACCCGAAAATCCCACTGCCGTCCCTCCATCTGCATGGGCACTCGCCACATAGCCCCCAGAACAGGCACGGCGCACATTGAGATCCAAATATATCCGTCTCTCCTCTGGCTCACCAGAACCCTCCCTAAGACCATCAAAACTGACACAGGCACGAATGCGGCAGACTCGCCTCGCAACAACATACCCCTTCCATAGCAACACACCGTCTTCGCCACGGCTATCCTGCTTGGCCCCTCTCCCGTTTCCCATATTGCTGTCAGTAGACCTGATCTCCCAAAAGAGAAGGGGGGAATCGAAATCTCCAACTGTCTCTGCCAATTGACCCATAGCCTCTGCCTCACTGACACGGGCTTTTTTTGCCTGAAACAATCGATCAAAAACAAGATCCTTCTGTTTCTCCACCACCTCTTTATCTTGGCCAGAAAACAACCCGTGTTTTTCCGCAGCCTCACCAATGCAATACAGGGCTTTTTCACGCCGCCTATTAATCATCTCCTGACGCTGCGTTTGCTTGGCTACAGTAGCACGCCGCACATCAGCAATCATCTGGTCCACAATATGTTCACTCATTAAATTTTCCTTTTTCCCTGTCCCTGTCTGTATTTCCATGCCGTGTCCTTCCTCCAGTATCCCACTGGGCATAGTACAAACCTATAAGCACCATACCATAATAAGGGAAAAAAACAAAGAAAAAAGAGAATTCAATTTCTCCGCATTCCCACCCTCCCCCAAAAAAATTTCGGGACGTCTAGGGCCAGGCCAGAAATTACAACTTCTCCCCATATCGGATCAAAAATGCTGCGTTTTATTCTTTTTTTCCATAGGGTAATCAATTTTTTCTCATCTCTTTCTATTTCAAAATCAAATTTTAGAAAAAGAAGGAAGAAGGAGAAGAACGCATGCCGCTAGGCATGCAGCTCTGCTTCTTGGTTCTGCTTATTTGTTTTTCTTAAGTGGATCTTCT